ATTTAAATCGGGTAATGTTGATTTAATTACTCCCGAAGTAGTAAATCCTGTATATTGTGTTCCTAAAATTGAAAATATGTTTGTAGTATCTAATGTCGGAGATTCTACGTAAGTTGTTCCTCCTGATATTTTTGCATATTTTTCATAAAAATCATCTAAAGCGATTTTTTGGTCCGCCAAATAAACATATTCATTAAACTCTATTAACGCATCGGGGGCACCTATCATCCTCATAATGTATTCAATTGAGGTTCTTGTTCCTTTTGATCTAAATAAAAATCCAGAATTTAAAATTAAATTCCTATAATACTGATAGTTTAGTTCTGCAGGCGTATCTTCCTTCCCTTGTCCTGGATATATTATGTCATTGGTTGTTGAAAATACTGATTCTAATAATGAGTCGTTTGTTATTGGGGAAATATTTGGGTCGATCCCTAAAGTTGCAGCAAGATTTGCAAGTAAAGCCGAAGGGATATCATTTTTTACTATGTAATTAACTGAAATGATATTTGCCAACGCATCTATAAACTTTTTTGTCTCATCAAAACTTCTACCATAAATTTGTAAAGTTTTTTCTATTTTTTGGTCATTAGTATCAAATTCTTTTAATGATCCAGAGATTAAAAACCGACTAATTAAATTTGTTTTATATTCGTCTAATTTTTCTGTTATTTGTTGTATGTTAGTCAAATAAGTATCAAATTGATCTGTTCTAATATCTAAATTCCATAAACCATCCAAAGACCATGTTAGATTTTTGTTAATGATTATGTAGTTTCCACTATCGTCGTAATCAGGATAACTAAATTTTGCGGTATATTGGGGGTATGTGTATCGGTTTAATAAGTAATCTTCAACCTCATCAAAATCGTCTTGAAATATTTTTTCAGTTAATAGACTGTTAGGTTTTATTATTAATGATTGTGTGCTGGTTGTTGATGAAAATGGTTTACCCTCCACCGTAACCGTAACGGTACCACCGGTAACTGAATTTGTAGGGACCAAATCTAATATCTTATACTCATCACTAATCCCACCAACAAAAACAGAAAAGTCTTGATAGTTGGATGTTAAGTCTCGATATTTAGAAACGGTTATTGGTCTATTTTTTACATTAATTTTAGCGTTTACTGAAAAATCAATATCGAATGGGTTTCTAAAAAAATTAGAGTCCATTTCAAAAGTTGTTTCATTATCTATAATATCATAAGAAACATTAAATGCCGTATTACCCGTTTGAAAAATTAAATTTGCCGAGTTTACTTCAATAGCCGCAGGAAAATAATTAATTATCTTATTAATTGATGATGAAATTCTTTTACTTAATGATCCATATAAAGAAAAACTTGTTATCTGTGATAAATCAAAATTAGGGTAAACCTTAAAGTTTTTTTCTATTATTTTTTTTGATTCTTCTAAACTATCAATGTTTAAATTTTCTAAATTGAATGGGTCTGAAAATATACCAGTACTAAAGGTTCTATTAACTTTTTCATATACTGATCTTGTAAATTGAAAATTACCGAGAGTTAACCCACCTCCACTAACAAGTTGCACCCCAACTAAATCGTCAGAGAAAGTACCCGAACCTACAGGTGGTGGTGTTGGACATATGAATTTTGTTTTAGCCATTAACTAATAATATTTGTAAAGTTTTTACTAAAATCAATATTCAACCCTCTATCTTGTCTTACTTCGTATAGTAATTCGTTGAATGTGTCTCTCACTTCAAACAAGTTGTATTGTTTATAAATATTTCCAGCGCTATCATAAAGAGTATATATACCATCCTCAATACTTTTAGTCTGATTACCATAAAGAGCGATTGCTAATGTATCAATATCGTGTTCAGCAATTTGTATATCAATTGTAAATGGGTTGAAATATGTATTACTAATAATGATTTCTTGATTTGGTTGTCCAATAAATGGAGTTGCCGTTGGTTTGTTCGTTGGTGATGCCGATGGCGATAATGTGCAAAATAATAAATCACTTCCACTATCTAAATATCTATATCTGATAGATTTTTGTGATGTGTTTGTTTGATCTGTTACTATCGGTTCACAATAAAACGAAGAAGTTATAATTCTATAAAAATTAGGTATTTTAGTTCCATCACTATTTAAATATTCAACTCTAAAACCAACTAAACCTTGTGCAGTAAATTTATTTCTATATTCAGCAGGGACATCATTTAAATCGATTACAATTCCTTTTACGTTTGGTAATGAAGATAAGACCCCACAATCAGTTATTGTTGTTCTTATTTCTGCAGGTCTTATATATAAAGTGTATATTCCTATTTGGTTAAATTCATTTGCCGGTAATCTTAGATTATATAACCCACCTAAAATTTCTTTACCGTTAACACCACCTGTTTGTGAATTATGAAAATATGGTGTTAAAATATTTGCACTATTTAATTTTTTTAAAACAAAATTATTTGTTACGTCTCTTGATGGAGTGTAATTCAAAATGATGTCAACGTCTTGTGGTGACACATCTGCAGGTCTGACCGTTCCGTATGTTCCTAATGCCATTTTTTATTTATAAATAGAGTTTATATTGTTTTTTATGTGTTATTTATTTTAAAATAACCATAACCGTATCTTATTAAATCGCCCAAATTATCAACTTCACCAAGTCTTTGTAGACCCTCAACCGCACTATATTTCCCTCTCTCAACGTATACGTCAGATTGTATTTCAGGATCCATTACAAAATCCAAAAGGATTTCATCTTTTGTTATTGCAGAAACCACAATATCATTTGCGGTTAAACCTGAAGAATTTACTAAAAATAAAGTTTTGCCGTTATTGAAATCGACGTAATTAATTTCATTAAGAGTATATGCGGTATATGTCGTATTGATTTCGGTAATATACCCCATAACCCCACTTATTGGTTGTAAAACAAAACCAACGGTGTATGGATTTGGTCCCCATCTTCTAAGTAACGGTAATCTAGAATTTGTATATCCAGAAACCAAAAATGGGACTGGTGTGTAAGTGCTTGAGATTTGTGATTGTATATTATTCTCACTATCACCCGTAAAGATATAGTCATAACTGATAGGGATACCTGACCACTGACCTCCTTGTTGTGTAAATGTTATATTCCCTAATTGATTATCAATTGTTACTCCGGTAAAAGGTAATGAAAACGTTTTTTTTATTTCAGTAAATCCCCACGGATTATTTTGAACCATTTTTATTGTATATGTCTGTGGTGTCTGTGAGTATGTGTGTTCTAAACTACTTTCATTAACACTTAAATATTGACTCTCCAATCCGTCTCCCCAATCAACTTTATATTGCGCCAATTCTAAAAAACTATTATATGTGTATCCCGCACTGTTATATAGTTTTACTTTATATGGTGTTGCTGGACTTCCTGAAATTACAAAATTTGTAATAACATCCTGTTGGTTGAGTAATCCGTCAAACGTACTATAATACCCAATATCGTTATATGATTGAGTAAATAAAACGGGTATTGTTAAACCTGTCAATAATGAGTTACCATTGGTTCCTCCACTTAAAACTTGTGAAAGACCAGAATAAGAACCAAAAGTGATCCCATCATATGTGATATTAAAAATATCCCCACTTAATACTTCAGGTGATATTACTATATTTATTCTTTCTGATTCCATTATGGATTAACATATTCGTACCATTTTATAGGTGAATTACCTGTTCCGACTCTTTGTGCGTTTTGAAAATTATTATTATATGTATAAACTTGGTACTCGTTTGTAGTATAATCTATCACATATTTGTAATAAAAGAATAGAGGTTTATCTAAATTAAACATATTTTGTCCAATAAATGTAGATTGTGGTCTATTCATCATTCTCACAAACTGACCCGTCTTTGCGTTAAAAAATTTAGCGCTCACATAAAATTCGGTGATCTTTAAATATTCCTCATCTTTTAACCAATATATATAAAACCCTTCTTTATCGGCACCTGTATAGTCTAATACAAAATTTGGTTTTTTAACTAAAACACTCGTTTGATTTAATGGTGGTCCAATTGTACCAGGCTCTTTTAGTCCTTGTTGTGTTGGTAAAATGACACTCAACAATATTGATTGGTTTTCATTTTGTGGTGAGTCATAAAAATCTAATTTGAAAAAACTACCTTTAAATGAATTTGCAAAATAATAAATTTCACTATCAGTAAATGTTGCATTTTCATAATCTGTTGCCCAATTTGTTGTTGTTGATGCGGTCACACCTGTTAAA